GGTTCAGAATCGATTGTCAAACAATCATAGACACCATAGCTAGAAAGGCTATGGATAATCTGACTACCACCTGTTCCTATCCCTATGACTATCATAGTTGTTTCATTTCTCCGTAATTGACACCAACAGAAACATTTACTTTAAACTCTCCGTAGTTAGTTTGCTTATAGGCTTGAACTAGTTCTTTCAGTAGATCTCTATCTTCTTCATTGTAATCGATTAAGACAGAATCGTGAATAACCGCAGTAATAAAACTTTTTCTTTTATCTAAAAGCTTGTCAATTTTGATTGCTCCTTCTAAACAAATGTCTGAAGCTGTTCCTTGAATTAGATAGTTTAGAGCATGATAATCATCAGCAGGAATCGACCTGCCGGAAGGAGTAGAAACTATTCCATCTTTATAGTAGCTTGACAAAATTTTATCTTTGTCATAGAATCTAGACATTAGGTGATCTTCAGAATTGGGATTGTAGAGCCAAGCAAAAGCCCGTTTCTTTGCTTCTGCTCGGGTTCCTAGCCCTCTAAAAACATTCTTGATGTTCCAGTCATGGATGTCTTCTTTCGGCTGTTCTACACCATTTAGAGCCTGTAGAACACGAAGTTCATTCGCATTGAAGTCTAGCTCTAGGAACCAGTGGTTATGGGGCTTTAGAATCTGCCGAAATTTCTTATCAAAGGCTAGAATCGGGAAGCTGTTCTTTTGAGTGGACAGTCTTCCCGTTTTGCTTTTGAAGATGTTGTAGCTGATTTTATTACTACAGTTTAAGAATCTCTGAACCGACAAAAGCTCTGCTCGATTGAACCCAGACTTATTTAGCTTTGGAGACTCAATAACAAGCTTTTGATTTGAAATCTTCATAAGCAAAAGATTTACCTCCTTCAAAAACTCATAGTTGGCTGGTTTCTCATAGTTATCAAAAACAAACTGAGTGATCTCGTTCTTGTTATCATAGAACTCAGTTAGAAACCTTTCTGGAACTAAATCATAAAAGCAATGTTCTTCTTGGTTTACTTGAGATTTATTCAAGCAATTAAGAAAAGCCTTCATTTTCTTTTTAGATAGTTCCCACCTGGAGTGGAGGTGGTCGGGTAGTGGTACCTCGTCTATGCTGTCTACCCCAGCATAGAGTTTGGCATAATCTACACCACTATTCAAGAAGTTGGGGCTAGCATCCCAAGTTCTAGTTAGTTTATTGTTTGGATCTTCTTTGATGATTTTATTATCGGCATAGTAGCCTACACACTCAATTTTGTTATCAAGAACCTGAAAAATCATTTAAGTAACTGCTGTCCTCGCCAGTCTCTTTTTCGAACTGACTTTGTGCGGACATCATAGCACCACCATTGAGCCGTGTCAAGTTGTTTTGCTCTAGTGGAACATCTCGGAAGGCAATGGTACCTAGATTAAATTGAATGTAATCTAGTGATTTTTTAAGAGCTTTTTCTGTTTTTTCTGTGCCAATGTTAGCTTTCATTGTTTTATAGATTGACAAACAACTCTTAAGGTGGTAGCTTCTTCTCTCGTTGCTTACTTTTAGACCAGCTTCAGCTACCCTGAAGTCGTAAAACAATTCTAAAAGCTTTTCATTGCTAAGGTTGTTTTCTAAGTAAGGAACTGGTCCTCTATTTTTATAAGAATAGAAGGCTTTCTTACACTGTCCATCGCTTAAATTGTCTTCTCTATAAAGGGGGTAAGCAGCAATAAAAGTAGCATAATAAATCTTAAGGTAGGTATAAAATTCCTGAAAGTAGTCAATAACATTTAGATCTTGGTAGAATGTTTCAAAGAAACTAGCTAAATTGAATGATTTTGCCCCTGATTGTTTATTAATGTAATCTGACGAATTCTTACTTACTATGTTAAAAATAATTCTCCAAGGATTATTTCTATCTATTCTAAAACCATATCTCTTACAAAGCTCTTCAAAAACTCCAAAGTTGGGGTCATTAACTATAGCTATAGCTTTTTGGTCATCGCCATAAAAAGATTGTAAAACTTCTAACACTAAACCAGTGGTAAACAGACTGGCTTTATTGGATTCATGTAGACCTATTCTAGTAAAAGGTGTTTCCTTTTGTCTAATGTAGTCTAAGAACACTATTACAAAATCATCAAAGTTCTTAATTAAGTTTGATTCAGTTAAACCAAAAAGAGTAGTGGATAAAAAGTCTTCGTAGGTTTCTTGTTGATTATCTACATAAGCTTGATTGGGACTTTGCCAGCCTTTCTTTGGTTCAAGTGTTCTGGTAAAATAAGAAGAACCAGGCTCTAAATAACCATCTAAATAAAGTGTTTCATAATGCTTTCTCATTTCCCTAAAAGCATCAGCAACAAAGTTTAGACATAATGCTTGGTCTTCGTCAGTTGTCTTAGAAACTACTTCTAAATAAAGTTCTTTTGGATAAACTACAGAGCCTTGTTCGTTAACTTTTCCATAATAAGGAATGTTATACCATGTGTCAAACTGGCTAGCATCTTCTGTATAGTAGAAATCATAAAGAACCTTAGATTCATAATTCTTTTTAGGAGGTGTTTCGTTTTTAGCAAATGGAAGCTTAGGCATTAAACAGGCTCCTTGGTGTCTTTATAATTGTCATCTTGAGGTTTTAAATCATCTTTATTTTTTGGTAAAGGCTCAAACTTAGAATCTAAACCATTCTGTTTTAGAACATTTGAATCCAATCTGAAAAGATCTTCCAAATAAGTTAAAGAAGAAATGTTTAAATTATAAGGGAACTTGTTATCTTCAGCCAGAAGAGGGTCATTTGTGCTGTAAGCAGACTTCTTCGCTAATGGATTGTAGATCCATGTTCCGTTAATAGAAGTTTCATAATTACCTATTGTAAGAGTGTCTGTAACATTGTGAATAGAGTAATAGCCAACTATCCCAGGATCATGAGTGTCTGAGCTTATTCCTAAAGGATTGGCTGGAATGGCAAAATAGCCGCCTTGGAAGAAAACATTATTACCTATTGTAGTTACTGCTGCTGAGTAGCGGTATTTAAGTAGAGTTTCTTCGTTACTGGCTAATGATTCAGACCACAGAGCAGTTCTTAGATAGGGAAGGTCTTGGGCACTAAAACTAATTGATTTTAATAGACCAGCATCAGCACCAATCTTAATGTGAGGTGAATTAAATTTAATGTCTGTTTCTTCATTAAAATTAGCTTTGCTCAAATTTCTTTGTAGATAAATTGAACCATGGACATTCGAAGGATTCTTCAAATTTGTATAAAAAGCAACAGTAGTTAAATCTTGGTCTGTCTTTAGTTCGGCTGGACTGTTAATTCTTTTGATCATCTCTTTAAGGGTGCTATCTGTACCATTTAGATAGAAGTTATCAAACAAGGCTTTGTCTTTTTTGTCGCCCTTCATTTTTGTGACATAAGTTATTGGTCTTATTGTACCAATTCTATTATTGCCAAAGAGTTGTGTTGTTTCGTTTTCTAAGAGTTCAGGGACCAATTTAGTCATGATGTCATTTAAGAAATCGCCAAAACTGTACGAAATAATTCTTTTTGCTGTGTAGTTTCTATAATACCACTCTTGGAATTTATCAACACTGACAAGAATGTCACCAATGTTAACAGTGTAAGATCTGCCAAAAGCTTTTGTTTCAACATTTCCAAGACCAACAAACGGAACTCTCTTTTTATAATCGTCAGCCAAATCTGTATAAGCGGCAGTAATTAAAGCTCTGAGAGGAAAGAATAGAATGTCGCCAAAGGTTTGATTTCCTTTTCTAGTTGTTCCTTTTGGAACATTAAAAATTGTTCCTGTGATTTTGCCTAAATAGCTTTCTTTCTCTTGTTCGGTTCCGCTGATTCCCTGTTGGTAAATAACATTGTTCTTAAAAGAATTTAGATCTAGTTGGCTTGTGAAGGAGTGAATTTTAGTACTTACTGGTTTATTTTCTAGAATCTCTTCCAAAAACAATTCACTATTAAGAGAATAAACTGGTAATCCCCCAACTTCAGAAGACTGGAAAGAGCTGAAAGAAATCTTAAACAGCTCCCTATTTTTCGTTATAGTTTCAACAAATTTTTGTTTTACATAAGGGGAAATCTGCTCTCTTAGAGAATTAAGGAATTTTTTTGTAGCAATAATCTCGTCGTTGTTCTTTTTTCTTTTTCTTTGAATGTCGGTTAAAGAAGCATCTTTTTGGCTAATGTTTTTTACTACTATCTCTTCTTTTCTTTTGCCTTCTTGAGTTGTCAGTTCTCTGGCATATTCTTCTAGTTTATCTTTACGAATTAATAGTTCTCTATAATCCTTCATTAATAACTTTATGTCTTCAGGAACACCTAGAGAAGCTATCTGAACTTTATCTTTTGGAATGGCGACATCAGAGTCTTTATCAAATAAATCAACATCTTGTTGTGTTGTGTACGAGACTGATAAGTTTATTGTTCCGTTTTGTTCAAAGTTAAAGTTATGACCCTTGTAGCTGATAATGAATCTTTTCTTTTCTCTCAACATTATTTGAGTTTGAATTCTTGGTGGAATAATGGTTGGGTCGGTAAATCTTGAAATTCCATAACCATACTCTACAACCAGTTGTTCTGTTTTTGGATTTAAGAAAGACATTGATTTCATGAATGTGAAGTCTTTTAATCCGTCTACTTCTTGTTTCTTGGTTAAAATGGTTAGATTTTGAAAGAAAAAGTTAATGTCGATTGTCGCACTTAGAATGTTACCAATTCCAGGGAATTGTCTGTTGAGAGTTAGGTTCTGAATGCCTGCTCCATCACCTCTGCTGAATTCCAAGATTTCTTTTTTGTCACCGCCTCTTTTGACAATAAACTCATCATCGCTAGTAAATGACTTAAAAGGAAAAACAATTTCTTTCCAAGGGTCGTTCTTTTTGGCTCTATAACGATAAATTAATTTTATGTAAGGAGTCATCGCAGCTAAATGACTTGTATAGATGTTAGACATAAACCTGACATACTCTTCGTATTCTCTTTGTCTAACTGGATCTATTTCTTTAATCGCACCATGCTGCTCTTCAAAGTTTCTATGAAGTTTAGGGTGAGGACTAAAGACTTTGTTTCTTTTGCCGTTGCCTCTTGAAGAGACAATTCTTTCATAAACCTTTTGATCTAGACCTTTTATAATTTTAAAATTATCATCATAAATCAATTTAGCCAAAGCACTTCGACTGTTCTCGGTGTCTCCTCTTGGAATTTGAGGTAAAAGGACTTCAGTTAAAAACTGTTGTCTAGTAAGGCCACCGGGGCTTACTGGAAAGAACAAATTAATTGAAGAGTTATTATCAGCCATTTTATAATCCAAAAGCAGTTAGAACTTCGTCCAAGTAAAGCGGAACTAGAATTGTTTCTCCAAGTTGAATGTGTTGTTCTGTTGGTTTCTTATTAAACCAAGCGATGATCCACCAGTATTCTGGATTATTATAATAGGTTGTAGCTAATTTATAAAGTCTATCGCCAGTAGTCCAATTAACGGAGATTGTGTTAATTGAATCAAACTGCTCTTGAGTTGGATAGTTTAGAAAGTTGGTTGGCATTTGTCGAATGCCAATTTCACCATACCTTTTTCTAAAAGTCTTTTTATAACCCTCGGTAGCATTGATAAATGGATTTAAGTTCTTATAACGACTTATAGCCATTACTTACCTCCTAAAATTGAATTACTAGAAGCGGCAACTTTAGTTCCAGTCCCGCCAAAGAAAGAGCCAGCCAATCTAGAGACTGCGTTTGTTGCCGCCCCAAGTATTTGTGTTCCTTCGCTTTGCTCATTGAAAAAGTTAGCCGATGAATTATCTAGTTGATAAGGAAACTGTTCTGAACCAATAAAGTTTCCATTCTCGTCAAACCCAGGAGTGTCTTCGTGTAGGACAGTTAGGTTAAAAGCCATCTCATAAGTTTTAGCAAAGATAACTCCATCTCCACCATTTTCTATCAAGAACATACCGTTTGTGTCTATTCCGTGGCTTATGTTAACAGAGCCATTAACATAACCTAAAAGACCTCTAGATGGATTTGTGTAATCACAAATAAGGTTAGCAAATTTTACTCTAACAAGAGGTGGAGAGTTGATAATTCTAGTTCCGCTTTTTGTGTAAAGCTTTGGAACAACATAAGAAGGGTAAAGATTCTTTACAATAGTGTTGATGTCTCTAAGAATTTCTTTAGCATGGCTTTCATTGTAAGCTGGCATTGTTAAAGTAAAGTTAATTGATCTTTTTGTAGATTGATAAACTGGGATTGAATCAACACGACCGAAGACATCAACCGCATTGAAAGAAGGATTAAAACTATCTTGTAGGCCCTTCATGTAAGCAGGAAAGCTGACAGAATAACCTGTTGTTGGAAAATCAATAAAAACATTTGAGAAGGGATACTTTAATCTAAGTTCTCTTTCTTCATTGGAAGAGTAAGCTAATTTAGGATCTTCTTCTAGGGTTTGTTTTAGAGATTTTATTTTTTGATCATTCATTTAATTGTAAGTCCTGTTTATTTTTGTTTAGCTTGGTTTTGTTCCTTGCCCATTCAAACCGACGACGGCTCCGCCTCCTGCGGCGGAGCCCGTAATGGGAACACTACCACCACCAGCCGTGCCATCTGTTTTTATTGCCACTTCACCTTTGAATGTTACACTTTTTAATTGGGCTACAAGTTCACCATGACTTTTGTCCAAAGCTGTCTTAAATTCTTTCGCATTCTCCTCGGCGGCCCCCAAAGTGTTTTTTATTAAATTATTTAAAGCACCGGATTCGCCAAGTAAATCTATAATTGTTCTATTAATAGACCTATTCAACTCTTGAACACTGTGTGCCGTTTTTTCTGCGGCAACTGTAACTTTCCCTATCAACATGTCATTTTCTTGTTTAAGCATGTCAGCTCTTGATGTCATGCTGCCAGCCAGCTTTTGAATGTCATCCTCCCTCATGGCTGATAAATCTGTTGTTCCCTGAAGAAACCTGCTAATGTCTGCTCCTTTATCTTTGTCTATTAAAGATCTAACCATCGCAACATCAACACCAAGAGTTTGAGCTAATTGTTTTAAAATTGCTCTTTGGCCTAGATCGGACATTCCACGAATTTTATCACCAACTTCAGCTACCTGATTAGCAATATATTCCATTCTTTCTGGTTGTTCCATTAGAGTTGCCTCTACGGCATTAAAAGAGCCACCTAAATTTGAAAGAAGCATGTTTAAGTTACCACCAAACTCCATGCCACCTTCAATTGTATCAAACTTATCAGTTAAATCAGTAAGTGTAGAAATGTCTTTTCCTAGTCTACGAGCCATTTGTTGAAACACTGTAAACTTTTGAAGGGCTTTGTTTGGGTCCATTTCAACATTAAAAGCAGAAACACTTTGTGTAAATTGACTAAAAATCTTATTAAACGGTTGACCAGTTTGTTTTGCGAAGTTTAATAACTTATTATTAAAATCCTCTGCGGAGTTGGAAGACATTTGGAACTGGGTGTCCATTATATTTAAAAAGCTCGTAGATGTCTGTAGTCCTATGCCAAATCTATCATTTACAGCGGCTATTTTTATTAATTGTTTTTCCTGAGATGGAAATTGTTTATCAACTAAACTAGCTAAATCAGTACGGAACTCACCAACGGTAGTTGTTAACTTATCCATGGTGATTCCATACTCTAACAATTGATCTTGTTGTTCTCTTAAACTTAAAAGAAATTTTCTTGATTCAATAACACCGGCTTTTTCAAGGCCAATTCTATAACCTTCTATTTTAGTTATAGTGTTTGAAAGAACATTGGTTAAGTTATTGAGTGTTTTTACAAGAAAATCTCCAATTGATTTGCCGACATCTCTTGAACCTTTATCGGTTTTCCTAAGATCTTTAACCAGATCTCCAAAGCCTTTGGCTGTTCCTCCAATCGCTATTTCTAACTGTGACCACCCGCCGATTAGTAGTCCAATAGAATCTAGAGTGGCGGGTACAAATTCGTCAAAACCGGCTGAGGATTTTTCAGCAGCATTCCTGACATTAGATCGTGTTTGTAATAGTGTTAATAGTATTTTTTTCTGAGCCTGACTTAAACCTCTATAACCAGGTTGGGCTTGGAGAATTCCAACATCTCTGATTTGCCCATTATTAATTCGTTCAGCTATATTTGTAAAAATCTCGGCACTCATAAATAAAATTCCTCCCTATAATTAGAAGGTTTATTCATTTTGTAACTTGTTGATTTGAACGATTTTTTCAACAAACCATCTTCTTAGGGAGACTGGGAAAGAATAAATCTCCGAGAAAGTCAAATTTGATTTCATTATCATTAAAAAAATCTGTTCATAAATTACATTAATGTAATCACTATTCAGCAGACCAAAAAAAGTTTGTCCCAATAGGGACACCTCCTTCATTCTTGTGGTCGCAATGTTCACAAGTGTGAGTAAATGTAAAATCTATGTCTGGTCTAAATTCGCCATATTTCTTTTTAAGGAATTTAGAATCCTTAAGAAGCATCTGAGAAATAAAGGAATTCATAAAATCCATGTTATTGTTTCCGTTTATTCTCTGAATAAGTGATCTATGTAATTCAAAGGTTTCTGAAACTTCTAATCCGTGTTTCTTTTTGATTTCGATTTGATTATTTATTTTGTCCAAGTCGGCTTGAGTTAGGATTTTAAATTCCACCGTTGCTTTGTTTGTGGGTAATTCTACTATAACTGTACCATTCTCGGTAATAGAATTCCAATCAATCTCAACATTTTTTATTGTAGATAAATCAATTGTGTGTTCATAAGGTTCAACACAATTTGTACAAACTAAAGAAAAAGAATAGTCACTGCCATAAGCATTCTTTCTAGCATTAATAAGGATAGCATTTCTATCTCCTGGTAAAACAGTAGAAGGATCAATTCTATCAACACAAATGCTTTGAATCAATCTATCCAAAAGAACACCAGCTTTAGCTAGAGCCTGAGATGATAGAATGTCTTCTTCTTTGGTAGTCATAAATCTAACTTCTACCCTTTGCTTATTATGCCAAGGATGACCAACAGGATAAAATCTACCCTCGGATGGTAAATCTACAAAGTCTGTAGGAACTTGATAGCCTCCTTGCTGGACTGGTGGTGCCATTGCCGGTTGTTGAACCGCTTGACCAACAATCTTCTCCTCTTGTTGTTTCATAAATTGTTCTAGGAGTTCAGGAGGGATTTGTGTTCTGCCCTCGTTATTTCTCATTTTAACCTCTTATTATGTTGAGCCTAGTTGAAGTTTTGCCCAATCATAGTTTACCGTAACTGTAACATCTGTTAAGCCCTCTTCTGAATAAGAGTTGTTGCTGAACTTAACAGAGGTAATCATACCATTGTAAATTGTCCATGTCTCAAAAATAGAACCGTCTGGCTTCAGAGAGACAATCTTTAAAAGACCAAGGGCTCCATTTAGATTTTGTTTAGATAGATTCTTTGTACCAAAGGCGGCTTCTCTAGCATTATTTATTGGATTAATGAATGATGTTAGGACACCTAGATCTTGACTTGTACTAACATTATCTGGATAATAATAAGAATTAGCTAAAAGCTTTGCCATTAGATTAGAACCGACAGAACCAACTGTTTTACCACCATAGATCTCTTTAATTGTAAAAGAGATAGGATCCCATTTCACTCTTACGGGATATTGAATTACATGGTCTAAAAGAATGTGCGGTTGAGTATCTATTGTGTAAGAAGGTCTGTCTATTTGACTGATGTAAGCTGTTGGAATGTCATCTATTAGAACTACAAATCTAAACTTTTGTTGAGCATTTAAAAATAAATCTTGATCAAATAATTGTGATTGACCATTAAATAGGGAGTATTTTGTAACATTCCCTAAAGTAGTTGAACCAAATGATTTTAATTTCTCTGATAGACTCATAAAATAAATAGTTGAAAACTAAATTATTCAGCAGGAGTAAATGAATCTAGTTCAGCCCAGTCATAAGTAATTGAAAGCTGAAGCTCTATTAACGCCTCATCGCTGTAGCTCATTTGGTTGTAGGTAACAGACTTAACCCAAGCATTATTTAGTTTCCAAGACTCAATAGTTTGACCAGCAGAGTTTAGAGTGTCGATAGTTACTTGGCCAATTTGATCAATGAAGTTTGCTTTCCCAGGAGTCTTTCTAAGATAATTGGGATCTGAAGGAGATGGACTAAAATCACCAGGGTAAACATAACCAGCATTTTTAACGAACTGAAGTAACTTTCTAGAAACATCGGGATCAATTGGATCAACTAAAGAAATGTTTATGTCATTCCAAGTTACACGACCAGGGAATTTGAAATCATGAACTAAGAATTCATGCTTTGTTTCTCCAACTGTAACTGTTGGTCTATCAGTTGTCTTAACAACATAAGCAGGTATACCAGCGATGTTAAGAATAAACTTATACTTTCTTTTTGGTTCGGTTATTGGATTTGCCCATACTGGAATTGCTGTAGCCATTTATTTTTTATCTCCTAAACTTAAATAGTCTTTGTTGAAATTAGTCATCAAAAGAAGCTCCAGTATTTGTAATGATGAAGTCTAGAGCGATGTATTCGATTGCTCTGGCTGGCTTGATGAACAACTTAGCATAAAGAATGTTTTGATCGATTAGATCTGGAGTTGTTGTTGTTTCATCTAGAACCAGCTTGTAATCGGTTAGACCATAACGAGTCTTAACATCGGTTAAGAATGGAATGGCTTGTCTCTTGAAGTTATCCCAAGTGTCTGGAACATTTGGCTCAAAGAGGATGCGATTAGAAATGATAGAAATGCCTCTCTTGAGGAAGATGAGCAATCTACGAACATTGATTCTATCTAGAGCCGATCTCTCTACTTGTAGAGTCTTTTGACCAAAGATCACAACACCCTCATTTGGGAATGTAGCGATTGGGTTAACGCCTACTTCGTAAAGATCATCTCTGTCATCCTTGAAGAGCTTGAGGGCTGTAGAGACGACTGGAAGCCCTGAGACGCCAGTAGATAGTCCACCACGATTAAAGCCAGCAGGAGCGAACCATGGGGCTTGTACGCGGTCTGTGTAGGACATTGCGCCTAGAGCAGCGATGGATGGTGGAACCCAAACATCTTTGGAGTTGATGCTATCGCGAATCTTAACCCATGGATAGTAAGTAGCAGCATAGCTTGAGTTGTACTTTCTATCTTTAACCTCATTAATGGCTTGATTAATGTCACCATTTGAGTTTGAGCCTAGATTAAAGTTGTTTGCCGCGGCATAAAGTCTTTCCTGTGTTGGAATGTAGCCAAAAGGAATGTCAAAGACTGCTAGGGCATCTGCTCTCTCTGCTGTGTTGGCAATCAATTGATTGGTGAGGCTTTCATTAATTAAGCCTGGAACTGAGACAACATTGTAAGAGACTTGCTCTGGGTTTGCCACTGTTTCAATCGCTCTGTAGTATGTAAATGTCTCATAGCTAGAGAATCTATCATTTATGGTTTTGGTGGCAATTTCATTTTGTGCTAGAGGATCAGATTTTGTAATGTCCCAACCATCAGTACCACCAAAGAATAGAGTGGTTAGATTACCAGCACCAGCATTTAGAACTGCCTTGTAAGAAGCAGCATCGCCGCTTGGACCATAATTGAAATTAGATGGATAAGAACCTGTTGAGGACAGTGAATAACCACCCTTTCTTGACCCTGTGTCATAAGCTAGAACACTAGCAGAAGCTTGAAGGCTAGAGGTTGAAGCACCAGCAACAGCCCCATTAATAATAACATTATCTAAGAAGGTGATGTATTGGTATTCAAGTTCACTAGCAACTGCGTCATATTGGTTGGTGACATTAACAGGTTTAATTCTGACCAAATCAAGAGTATCAGCTTTAAAGTTATCACTCTTGTCTGGTGTTGGAAGGGCACCAAAGTGAGCCATTCTAAAATCTTCTAGATTAGAAGTGTTTGTACGGGTCGTTGCTGATGGGAATCCAATTCTGAATCCACCCATAGCAATAGTTCCGCTTAGAATTTGTCCTGAAAGATTATTAGAGCCTAAGTAATCGCCCAAGCCGCCAACTAAACCACCTGAACCCGATTGTGATGTTGTATTAAACACAGTATCAACGAACTTGGTTGGACCTGTAACACCGAACACAGCATAATCAGATGGGAAGCCAGCCTCAAATTCGGGATTGACTTCTACACGGATATATCTTGATCTGTTGGTGTAGCCACCTTTTTCAATAACACGATTTGATGATTCATCAAAAGTGTTGTATTTGTCACCAATCTTGTTGAGGATGTAATCATCTGAATTTGGATTTAGATTACAGCCGCTAAATGATTCAACTACTTGCTTGTTATCGTCTGAGTCATTTAATCTTCTAACAACGACATCAAATGTACCATAGGGATTAACATCTTCATTAACTGGCGCACGGATGTTGGAAACAGAAATCTTTAGATTTTGTTGAGTCCATTCGCCGGAATCTAAACCAACAAAACGGAATAGTTTTTTAATTCTACCATTAGTAATGTTGGAGGCTGGGTCTGTGCTGCTCCATGAGCTAGTGTCAGATGAAAGGTCTTGGCTTAAAAACCAACCAGATTTAGCATATGTGGATGATTCTAATGCTGCTTTTTGAACATCATGTTGAACAACATCAGTAAGACTTCCAAGTGTTCCAGTTCCTAAACCTACGATAGCAGCAAAGTAGCTCGCCGTAGTTGGAACTGAATTCTCAAATGTTTCACCTAAGAAGTATTTTACTTCGCCATTTGAAGTTCCATTTCTGCCAAGTAGAGTTGGGTCGGTGTTAAACACTTTTCTTACATAGGTTGAACTTCCCTTATTGAAGTCAAACTCAAATATTCCACTAGGAAGGCTCTGTCCTGATTGAAATCCTACTTTGAATTTAGCGCCACTTGTCTGTAAGATAATTGAAGATGAGGCTAGTGGAGTACCAACCGCTCCTGCTGGGCCAGCCGAAACAGTTGTTCCGCTTAAGAACATTGAACCTTGTTCTAAGTACCAAACAGCAGCAACAGAAGCAGTGTGAGAACTACCTATTGTACCAGAAGGGGCAACAACAAGGGCATAAGCGCCACCACTATTATCAGAAGTATTAAATGCAGCTTTAAAGTTAGCAGTTCCAACTTTCCAACCAGCTTCGCCACCAGTTATTTTATTGTCTGATTCAACACCTAGAGTTCTAACGAAAGTTAGGGCTTCGCCGTTTCTTAACCAAGACTGAGCAGCATAAGTTGCATACATTGGAGAAGTGTAATTACCTTCTCTCCAAACATCACCACCATTACCACCGGCTACTGGTTCACCGAAAGTTGAAACAAAATCTGAAAAGCTTCTTACCTCAACTGGGGTAAAAGCTGGTCCTCTTCTTGATCTACCAATTACGCAAGCGCCAATTGCTGGATCGTCTGCTGGGATCTGAGAACGGTCGATTTCTTCGATACGAATTCCGGGCGAAATAAATCTAAAGTTTTTAGCTGAAACTGCCATGTGTTAAAACTCCTTACACGAATGTCTATTGTAAATAGTTTTTCAAAAGGCAAAATGCTTATGATCTAAAGAAACCATCTTTATTATTTGGGTTCTTTTCTCCTAGCATAGATCTTTCTCTTGTGAATCTAATCTTTGCTGGTGATTCTCTGCTAACAACATAAGGAGTGTTTTGATTTATTCCATCTGAAGTTATGTAGCCCAAAACTTTGATTTTTATTTGAGCATCAAACTTCTTCTCTTCACCTCCCAAATTAGATGAATTACTTTCGATAGAGTAGTCATCTTCGATGAAAGCTTCATAGCGATGATTCTCATGATAAACTAAGAATTGATTGATTCCCCCAGTAAATCTTTGGAAGGGCAATAAAACTTCATTTAATTGTTGAATGTAGTCTGTTCTTATCTTGATAACATAGTTCATGTTTAAGAAGACAGGATAACCAGTGTAAAGAGTTTCATAGACCACCTCATTTGATTCAAATGGTAATTTGAATGTTTCTTGAGTTTGATTTGTAAATCTCTTTGCTAAAGCATTTTGAAAGTTTTGTGTTTTGTCTTTTACTATTCTTCTATAAAGAGGAAATGCTCCTCTTTTTCTATCCATCTGAGGAAAGATGTTTCCTGGGATTATTCTTTCATTCGCATTTGTTTTAGAGACTGAAGTTCTCTCTATTACCATCGCAGGATAGATAATAGATTGTGAGTCAATCTCTCTTAATTCTTTGTCGTTCTTTACTTGGAAAGCTCTTTCTGCTGTTATCCAAATAATAGGAACTTTTCTACGACCCTCGTTAGAATCTGTGTAGATGTCTAGAGTCTCATTCAACCAATTATAAAGAGCAAAATCAACTGTCTCTAA